CTTCGTAATAGTTGTATCCGTCAAACGCTATAAGTGTTTCCCCATCATCTGCAATCTCGGTACCATTTACATTATAAGCAAAAGTTTCTGCCTTAACCCAAACCGCTTGACCAGTATAATCGCCATCAAATATAATGTCTAATTCATCCCTTACCAATTCTGCTACTTCAAAATATACAGTTTCTTGACCAGATAAAACCGACTTTCTAATCTCGTATGTCGGCTCTGTTGGAGCATTACTTGAATTACCAGTATATACGTAAAGTTTTAATATAGCGTATGAAATACCAACCTCGTTAATATTAAACCAGTACGGACTCCTTGTGTTTATTCTTGCCATTATCTTGTTGCTTTGTTATTTATTGTGTTTTTCATAAAAGTTTCAATATCTAATTTAAATGGCTCAAGCAAATCTTTACTCAATCCCTTAAATGCTTTCTCAAATGGTTTTGTAAAAAACAAACTTGGTGCAATACCTTTTTGGTAAATACTTCTACTGATTAAAAATGCTGTGCTTTTATAACTTAAAAACCTACCAGATTTTCTATCTCTAAATTGAAACCTTTTTCTTTGTACCCATTTATTAATACCCTCTGTTAAACCACCTTTTCGACCAGTACCACTCCCAAACCTAAATGGACTGTTTGGAGCTTTTGAACTTGAATTTTTACCTTTAACTCCCTTGTCTTGGAATGTGCCGTAGTCTTCCATTAAAAAAGATAATGAAAAACTATTTTTAAAAACATCAACATTTGAATCAATACTTTTTGATAATTTTCCAGTACTATCTTTTCCTTGTCTTTTTAGATTTGCTCTTGATTCCTTTACAACGTATTCAGCAAATTGTTTTAGCTCTTGTTCTATATTGTCTAACATATATCAATCTCATTTGGAATCAATACATCAAACGTTAATGCCCAACCAGCCATCTCATTCTCAAACCTATCGTAAAACGGTTCTAAATTAGGTGTGCCATCTAATTGGTATAAATCTTGGTGTAATGTTCCACCTCTTAAAACTTGGACCAGTTTATTAAGCACTGCTAATTGTGTGTTTAATATATCTTGCTCATTATTATTACCTCTGAATATATCAACAGTTTCTTCTTTTGAAAAATCAACAACGTCCATCGACAAAACAGATAAATTAAAACGCAATATATTATCTTCATTCCCTACATTATTAACAATGATGTGTGATAATGGAAACATTGTTTGCTTTGATAAATCTATTCTTGTAATATCCCCACTTGTAACTGTGTTTACATTTACATCTGCTAACAGTTGGTTCTTTATTGTTTCCGTTACTTGATAAAATCCTTTCATTTAAAACTTATTTTTTATTTGCTGTGCTTCTAATTCGTTTTTCTCTTTTTCAAATGAAAGCATCGTAAAGCATTGATGAATATTTAATTTAGTGATATCTTCAAATCTTGTAATATCTGATTGAGCGAGAGCATATATTGATTGATACCATCCCCATTTTGCTGCGAAGTTTGATCCTCTTGAGTAGCTTCCGTCTGCAACTGTTTCTTGGAAGAGAGAATCGTATCCCTCGATAATTCCAGACCTAAATTGTAGAAAAAAAAAAGAGAACCCATTGCTGCACCTAAAGGCATATTCTTCATTTTATCTGAATCGCTTGTGTCGTAATCTTTGATATTATAATTTAATCCTTTGCTGTCTTTAATTGGTCTATAAAGAACATTCATAGCAACGTGAATTTGCTCCCATTTTGAAATGTTATTATCCAAGTCAATATACTCTCCTAAAGTTAACTCGTCAAGGTCTGGAACAAAACCATACTTTACACCATCCATTTTAAACTGCACAATATGTTGAGGTTTTTGCTCTAACATATTATTTAACACATCAAGAATTGCAGTAACACTACTCATCTTTAAATTATATGTATCAGCCAAAGAAATTCCACAGAATATCTCAATCATTTTAGCATTAAGAAATTCACCCTCTTTATTGTTTTCTGCTATGCTTAAAAACTTTTGGTATTGACCAAGTGTTATTTCGTTTAGATTATTTGGTATGGTAATTTCAATCTTCATATATATATAATACTTTAAAGTTAATGTTTTATAAAAAAGCCCTTACAATTTTCATATGCTTTAGTAAGTAAAAAAAATTGATTGCTATTTCTTGGTCTTGCTATCCTTATTTCTTTGTCCGTTCTGTGATGTATGTAGCACTCAACAATAGCTATCATCTCTTCGTTTCTCATTACCTAATATTGTATTTGCCTTTGTTTGGTGTTTCTAATTGAGATGTAATTGCGTATCTGGCTGCATCAATACAATGATTAAAAGCATCAATTGGTTTGTTAATAGTGTTTCCCTCTCTGTCTTTCATCCAAGTATATGATTGCAATTCTTTGATGAGGTTTTTGCTTCTGCTTGTAATGTATATTTTGTTTTGGTTGATTAAGTTGATACCATAAACAATTGAATCCCTCCCTTTTGTACAAGGCAACACCTTATGCCCAAGTGTTCTTAATTCAGCAATTGATTTTGGCTCTGCTGAATCAGCATATACAACAGCATTTATATCGTTTGCTTTAAATAGGTTTGAAGTATCACTATTCAATAGTTTCTTTTGATATATAACCTCATCGAATATATAAGCATCGTTGTACTTATATAATGCAATCAAAGTTGTTGGATCATTTGAGTAGCCAAAGTCCATCCCGTAGCATAGCAACCTCGCTTCAATTGGCAATTTAATTTCTTGCCATTCTTTTATACAAACACCCTCCAAAGAACCAATCTGACCAAGCCCATATACTCGCCACCAGTTAGCCCAATATTCAGATGTCTTTGCTTTATCTTTTGCTTGTTCTATATCGTCTACAATCGTCTGTGGCAACGCTTCGTTATCTAAATAGGTAAGTGTAATAAAATCTGAATCGGATTGATTAGCGACCTCCTTATGCGCCCAGAAGTTTGCAGTTGGGTTAAAGTCAATCCATATATCTCCAGATGTTCTAATTGATAATTGTTGGTAAGCTTCAAATGGTACATTGTTTGCCTCATTCACATACAATACATTTCTTCTCGCACCTCTTAATTTATCTGGTTGCTCAACTGAAAAGAACTCAATATAACTACCATTTGTAAATGTGTATTTTAAAGATGATCTATTCCATTGCCCATCTCTATACCTACCAGTTTCAATCATTATTTTAAGGAAGTCTTTCATTGCTCCCCTCCTTAAATGTGGTATTGATTCAGATACTACACTTGTTTCTAAATACGGTGTTCTGATACATCTGTCAATAAGAATAGGAATAATTCCAAAAGTTTTACCAGCTGATGTACCACCTTGAATCACTTTTTTACGCTTTTTAAGAGCGTGTAACTTTCTTATCGCAGTTGTTGTTTGAAACATTCTATAAATCGAATAGCGGTTGCTCTGATGTTATTGAAATGTCTTTTGTTTCTTTTGGCTTACCAGCATAATAGTTGTAGAACATTTGCACATATTTAAAATCTCCATCTTCGATTCCTTTTTCTAATGCTTCAAATGCCTTTGGTTCTAATGGAGATAATCTCTCAATCATTTTAACCTCTTCAGCTTTTGACGGTCTACCACCTTTGTTTCCTTTTGTGCCTCTGTTGTTTGCTCTTTTGTCCATTTTTACAATCAGTTTAAATTAGTTTACTAATTATATAATAATAAATATCAGCTATTTTATTCGGTTTCCTTTTTATCTTCTGCCCTTGTCAAATTAATTGCTTTGATTATTGCTTGTACTTCCAAAGCTAATTTGTACGTTACTTTTTCAACTAATGCCAATCGTTCGTTTATTGTATGTTTTTTTTGCTTCATATATTATATTAGTTTGTCGTTTAATTGTTCAATCCATTGTCTTAATCTTGTTTTATTACAAGTACAAGGCTGGTGATATTTATGGTCAAAGTATTTTGCGTGTAATCTACACATTGTTTTAAAATCTTCGTTACTCATCTTGGAAGTAATTCTTTGTTTTACTCCGTTCCAGATTAATCTATCTTCTACCATAATTCAATATCGTTTAAGTTTTCTTGTCTTTTATCACAACCACAATCTTCGCCCCATATCTTTTTGACTATCCATTTGATACCAGTATAATATGTAATGCGTTCAATTAAATCTCCTAATTTCATTCTAAAATCTTTTTGGTTAATTTAGCTTTTGTCTTTCTGTATGTGTTATACAAAGAATGGTATGTGATGCTGGTTTTGTTTGATAGTTCTGTAATTGAGTATTCGTTTTGAATAAGGTTAAATACTTTTTTATCGTACCAATGCAAATCTTCTAATTCTTTTGATAGTGTTTCATCTGCTGAATCATAGTCAATATATTCTTGCGATTCTAAATCTAAAACCAAATCTAAAGATACTTTGTTTTCTTTTTTCTTCTTGTTATACATCTGTAAAAATGAAGTTCGTAGTGTTAAATATATGTAGTAATAATTTACATCATCTCCGTATGATATATTCAAACCCTTTTTTAGCATCCTACCGATTATAAGGTACATATTGCCAACGATATCTTCAGCTTCATCTTTGGTGCATCCAAAATTAATAACTGTATTTATCCACTTGTTGTGTGATTCAAAAACCTTTTCTAACATATATAAAATTATATTATAAATATACACATTTAAGTGTGAAAAGTTATAAACAAAAAAGAAAGTGATTCCAGAGCATAGCTACTCCAAAACCACTTTATATTATTAAATTTATACTGTATGTTTTTGATTATGTTTGTAGATGAATATTTTTGTTTTTATGTATAATATTTCATCATATATATAATAAGTTTTTATACCAAATTTACAAAATATACTATATTATTTTCTTATAGTTAAATCAATTACTATAAGTTTTTCTTATGCTTGTATCTGATGTACCCATTCTCTAAATGATTTGAATCAATCCATCCAGTAACTGGATTCATTTTATAGTTGTGCTTTCTTTGTGCAACTTCTTTGTGCTGCATTCTTTTAAACTCTTCAAGTGTTTGTTTTGCTTCCATATTTATATTTTTACCAAGTTCCAGCTAATTGTCCAGAACATTCAATTACTTCATATTCATTTTTTGCTTTCCATTCCCAAGATTTAACTCGCATTTTAACCAACTCCAATATCTCTGGTCTTTTCTCAAACTCTATATTACTAATAAACACATCTAAAGCATCCATTCCTATTTTCTTTTGCCTTGTATCAATTTCTTTTATAGTTTCCTTAAAAGCTATCTTTTTGCGCTTCTCCCTTTTAATACTCAATTCTTTTTGGTCTGAAAAATACACATCGTAAAATTGTCTGAATCTTTTGAAACTTGCATAATATGTTTCAACCTTTGTTAGTGCTTGGTATATTGATACTCTGTTTGTCTTTCGTCCTTTTGCTCCAAGAAACTCTGCAATCATTCTGTCATTCATATCGTTTAAGTCCTTTAATATCTTGTAGAACAAACATCTGATGTATGCATCTTCTGGTCGTCTTTGTCTACTGTTTAAATCAAACCTAGTTAGCTTAATGTAATTATCTAATAACTCATTTGCTATTTCTTCGTTGTAGTGTAATCTGTGTTTCATATTATTCAATTATTTCTGCTCCGTGTTCAAGGTTTATTTTGTCTGATGCTGCAACCAATTGTTCTTTGTCTTTTGTATAGGCAATACATACTTCTTGAATCTTTGTGAAATCATTAAAATCAAACTCATTTAAAAGCCATTTAACGAACTCTAATTTATTTGCGACTAACTTATCTCCCAAATCTTTTTCGTCCATCTCTTCGACTTTCTGATAGTAACTCGTTTCTATTTCTATTAGATCATTAATTGTTTTCTTCACATTGTTTTTTGTTCTGTGTCTAAATAATCCAGATGCTTTTGCTTCTTCTAAAAAGTGTAGGTTTACAAATGATGTTATTATTGCTCCGCTTACTTGTTCTATTTGTTTATTCGTCATAATTAAAACATTGTTAATTGTTGTTGGTGTTCTTTTAATCTTTTCATTGCAGCGTTATAATATTCAGTATCTAATTCACAAGCAGTTAAATCATATCCTAAATTATGACAAGCTATTGCAATACTTCCAGAACCTAAATGCGTGTCTAATATTTTATCGCCCTCTTTTGCGTAGTTTATTAAAAGCCATTCGTATAATTTAACTGGTTTTTGTGTTGGGTGTATTCTTGTTTCTTTGTTCTTCATATCGTGTTGTATCATTCCGTGCCAAGCAATAGAAACAAAATCAATTTTATTTAACCAACTTAACCAAGCCAATTCTCCTTGTGAATATGTAGGCATTGTGACGTGTTTATCCCAATATAACATTCCACCTTGTAAATTAAAAAAGTTTGCACCCCATACAACTTGCCTTTTACTAACTCGTTTTAACTCTGCAAAATACTCATCAGTAGGTATTGCATCATCCCATTTTTGGTTGCCATAATTCTTACTTTTAGATGCAGATTTTTTACTTTGCTTTTTATCTGTACTGTTTTTATCATCTGCATTAATCCCGTAAGGTGGGTCTACAATAGCCAAGTCAAAGTAATTATCTTCATACCTAGCCATTAGCTGCATATTATCTTCGTTTGTTATATTCATAATTTAATATCTGTTTTGTTCGTATTTCTCTTCGTTGTAATATCTCTTTGTTAATTCAATTTCATTATCAAGCAAATTGTTTAGATGCTTGTAAATAAAATTAGCATCTTCTTCTGTTAG